ATTTTGCTTGGTCATATCCAAATGTTGTTCCAAATGTTTTATATGGAAACATATCTCTACCTTTAACTCTTATTTTTACTTTAGAGTTTGAAGGATATTCATTTTTCAAATTGGTAACTACAACTTTATAGTCATCGCTTGCCGAACCTGTTACAGGTGTTAAACTTCCTGTTATGAATAAACTATCATCCCAAACTAATTCTAATTTAGGTTCATATATTGTATTCGTTTCCTTTGAAAAAAACTTTAATAAACCATAATCTAAACCATCATTGTCTGTACTGATTGACGCCGATGTGTGATGATGTAATATAATTCCATTGTTTGGTAAAGAACCACTAACCCATAAATTTACAATATTGGTAATATCCATTCTAATATCATCTGGCTCATTACTAAATGACTGACATGCCATAGATGCGGTATACCAAGTACCACCGCCACTACTTTTTATTGAACCTGTATCCGAACCGGGACTATATGAACTTGTTAAATCCAACCATTTAGAACTACCATCTCTGTAATACCAACTCACACCATCGGATGTTATATTATCAAATTTTGTACCAGTTCCCATTGTCCAACTTTGAGAAACTGCGTTTGCATAAATTGAATATTCTAATGGTAACTCTTCCGAATTTGCTGATTTTAAATTTAAGTATGTTTTATAATTAAACACATAATCTCCGTTTGAAATACCCAACGCTAAAGATGCCGACTCTAAATTATATGAAGCGGAAACTACCAAAGATTGTGTTACATAATTATTCCAAGATGCAGAATATGATGATGATAAACTATTGGTAACTGATAAACTAGTACTATATGATGATGACCAATATAATGATGATGATACTGCCGTATACCATGAAGATGATATTGTGGAAACGGATGCACTATTTGAATTTAATAAACTATTCAACGATGCAGATTCTTCCAAAACAACTTCAGAAATCTGTGTTGTATCAAATTTAATTAAAGTTCTAGCTACATCCATAACAGAACCATAGTAAAGTTTACCTACTTCTAATATTTCATCTCTACCTGCGTTTTGTTCAGGTTGTTGAAGATATATACTTGCGTCAAATGACGATGTAAAAAATTTATGCATTATAAAGCCCTCCCTTTTATGTCTTTGTTAGGAAATTTAACTTCAAATATTGATGGGTCTAAAGAAGGATAGACAATCTTACCTTTAGTTGCTTCATCTATATTATATTTATTTGGTGAATAATTTGTTCCAGCTTCACTGCATAAATTTGAAATCTTAACGGATGGTACACTCATAACTCCTTCTACATTCGCAAGAATTAATTCTATTTCTGAAATGTTTATTGGTTTATTAAATGTCCAATTATCTATATTAAAATAATCTTTCAATTGATTTAAACAATTTGTAATAACTTCTCTTTTATTAAAATTTGAATAACATATAATTTCAAAATCACAACCAATGTTTATAATAAATCCATTAATCATATTTACTGCGTCTGTTATCATACGATATTCACCTAAATATGTTTTTAGATTTTGTTTTACGGCTAAGTTTAAATTTGTTAAATTTTTATTTAAATCATATCCTAAAACATACATATTAATTGCAAATGGATTATTATTTTCTGCAACATTGGATTGTTTTTGAGTTAAATATTTAATCAATTCTTTTTGAATATCTGTTTTAGATTTTGTTTTCAATCCATCTACTAAATTTGTAAATTCAGCAATATTTTTTGGATTTGCAAGTATTGAAGCAGGACTATTATTGTCAACTTCACCATCAGGACTAACATATACTTTTGCAACACTACCATATCTTTCAGGCATTGATAAAGCTCTTACAATATAATCTTGTCTAGTTACTGCTCTATTTTGAGAACCAAACATTGCAATTGCATTATTTCTAATTTCATCTATTGATTCTGCACCCCTACCACCAACTGCAGGTTCTAAATTTTCAGCTGCTACTGTATTTTTTATATCATTATATATTCTCAAATCGGTATCACTTAAGGATAGTAAATCTTCTTCAAATTCAATTCTACTAATTCTATTTAAATCACCAGTATTTACATTTGATTCAACACCACCACCTACTAAATATTTTATAGTCAATGTTGTATTTGTGGGTGCTATTCCAAATGTATTTGTTTTTAAAAAATTAGAAGGGTCAATACCTTGATTTAATCTATTAACCGAATTAGCCAATCCTAATCCTACATTTTTTGGGTTTGGTAATATTCTTTCATCCGACATAGTAACATCACCACTACCAAATTGTAAATCAATACTATCATCAGAATTTACTTTTACAGAAAACCTTCTAGGTACTTTTTGTACTTCTAAAATATATGGTACTGTATTTGAATATTCTGATAGTTTTGAATTGTATGATGTGTTTGGTTGTTCTACAAAAATAGTTTCTTGAGCCAAATAAGGTACTTCATAATATTTTATATTATCTTCATCAACAACCGAATTTATTGCAATTATATTTGAATCAACAATCGTGGCCGTTGGATAATCTACATCATTTGTAGTAAATGAAATCGTTGTAGTTTTTTCAGTTGCAGATATTGCTTTTACTTTTTTAGTAATTAAATATCTAGATGGTTCTTGTGTATTTGTATCTCTCTCATATACATCAATTTCTCTACCGTCTGCTAATGAAAAATCAACTATATCTGTACTTCTAAAAGTTACTCCGTTATTAGAATCAATTTGTAGTCCATCTTTTATTTTAAGATAAAATCTATCGTCTGGTTTATTTAACGTACCCAATCCAATACTTGGAACTATTTGATATATAGTTAATGTAGTTACTGCAGGTGATGTTAATTTGGGTTTATATCCCATGGATTGTGCCAATGCTAACACATTTTTCTTTTCACTTGCATATGATAGTATTGATTCTTTTAATTGGGTATCTTGATAAAAAGATAACATATCTCCAATTGCAGCTGCCTGTTCTATAAAAATAGAACCAGGTGAAGCTTCACTAAAATCGGAGTATGAATCCGGAAAATAAGTTTTAGTAAAATCAATTAAATTTTGTTTCAATGTTGCAAAATCTTTGCCAACATAATTAAAATTTTTATTTTGATTTCCCCAACTTTTATCTAAAGGTTTAAGTGCCATTATTAATTATTTACATTTACTTGTATTGTTTCGGTCAAATTAGGATTTGATATCAATGAAAATTTTATATCCAATCCAATCCTATTATTATCTATATCATTATTATCATAATCAAATATAATTTGATTTATATTAATGTTTGGTATCCAACTTTGAACGGCATCTAATATAGACGATTCTATTCTATTCTCTAAATTTTCTCCGTCAATTTGTTCAAAAACTAATAACCAAATGTCACAACCAAATTCGGGTTGTTGTAATCGTTCTCCCTTTTTTGTTAAAATTAAATTTTTTAAATTATCTTTAGCTTGGGTTAAAGTTGTGTAATTTGTTGCAAAAATACCATTAGAATTGGAAGCTCTATTTATTCCAATTCCTAATATTTTATAATTATTCTGTGTTAAATCGGTTACATTAACTTTTCCTAACTCTATTGCCATTATTTAAATCTTTTTACTAATTCCGAATAATCTCTTGTCAATGCTTTCATAGTTGCATCTTGCAATGCATCTCCTGTTGGTTCAAATTGTTGTGGAATGTTTGTAGGCATTTCCATATCTCTATAATCCATAGTTTCCCAATCTCCATCCATAGTTTGTTGTGGTTGTATCATATCTAACACACTTCCACCTGCACCACCCATACCACCTTCTGCTCTATGAGCTGCGGTGAAAGGTTGTGTCATATTCAAAATCTCATTTATCATTGGGTCTTTTGAAAATTCTCTTTGTGATTTTTGGGTTTGTTGAACTGGTTGTTGTCTTTTAACCGGTGTAGTTTCTGTCATCTCTCGCAATGATGGAGTAGATGGTTTTTTTTGTGAGTTTAATGTAACTGCACCAGATTTGATAAGTTTAACAAGTTCTTCTTTTACTTGTAACTTAACTTCGTTTTTAACAACTTCTTTAATTAAAGTTAATAAAATTTCTGATTTCATAATAATTGTTTTGTATATGTTTAGTAATAAATATTGAAAGTTAAAATTTACCCAATAGTAATATTTTGGGTTTGTGATGCGTTTGCAAGTGCTTCCTTTTCTTCTTTCTCTTTTTTCAAGGCCAATTCTACTTCTTTGATTTTTTCTCTAGCCTTATCATCCTGATATGTAGAAGTTAATGCGGTTTGTATAGCTTGTGGTAAATTTTTTATTGATTCTAAAAACTCCGTATCATCTCCTTCGGTAACGTCTCCCAATGCATCAAATCCTATTGCCAAAGAATTCAAAACTAAATTTGGAGTTCTCGCCGCATTCTTTAATACTGCGGATGGATTTGATATTGGTTTTACTACATATCCCACCCATGGTTGAATTCCAGGTGCAGGAGGTGCAGGTGGAGGATATTGACAAAAACATTCAATATAACCTGTTAATGTTAATAGATGTAATGCTGCCGATGCAATAAAACTCATTAAAAATGGTGAAAATGGTGTAACAGGTTCTACTAATATTGGTGTCCATATACCAGGAAAAATACATTGACCGGTGATTGTTCTTAAATTTTTTACTGACCCAATGCATGGTATAATTGGTGTTTTAATCGTTGATAATTGTGCAGCCATCCAATAAGCTTTGACTGCAAGTCCGATATTATCCAATAATGTTTTAGTATCTGAAATGTTGGTCACTTGTAATATTCCAAATAAAGTATCCTGCATTAATTGTTTGTTTCCAAACTCAACCGCCAAATTACTTAGCATAGTACCTCCACCACCTCTAATTACAGAATCATATTCATCTGCAAGTTCATGTGCAAACATAAACATATTTAATTCGTCTTTCAAAGTTTCTGCTAATGGATTATCAAATATAGTATTTGTAATACTTTCACCGGATTTTTCTACAATCGTTAGTTTTTGGATACTTCTAACTTTTGACATACCAATTAACATATTGATATAAAAATCAGTCCAGGATGCACTTTCACTATGTTTAAATGAATCAAAATTCATTATATTAAGATTTACTTAAATAATTATTCATAGATAACATTGTTTTAAGTGATTTTTGTATATCTCTAAATGCTCCTTGATTTAGTGGTGGTAATTTTGTTTTACCTGCAGGTGTTAAATATTGTTGTGCAATTATCTCATCAATTAATTTAGATAATATTTGAACCAATTCACCTCCTAATACCATTTTTTGTACATCGGCGCCCGCGTCTCCAATACCTACATTTTTTCCAATAAAAACTTTACCATTATCTGAATTTAAAAATATTTGATTACTACCATCCGAATGAATTGTTATATTTTTATTATTGTGTATGTATATTTCTTTTTCCGCATCAATTGAGAAATTACCATCGGTTATTATTCCTGTATTTCCTTTACCAAACATAATGAATTCACTTGCTTTAGCTGATAAAACAATTCTATCCGAATTTACAAACAATTGATTGCCTGTTAATTTTTCTGAAACTGGATAATTTTTAAATGCAATTTTAGATTTATTTATCGTTTCTTTAAATGGTACTTTTATTTTATTAGAAGTTATATAAACCGATGTACCATCTTTATTTATATCCTCATCTATTAAAGTTCCAATTGGTTTTGAATCCAATTCTGAATTTTGTTTGTTTCTTATGAAAATTCCAGGTGATGAAGTTTTTCCATCTTCGGTTAAAAAGAATTCACTAAAACGAATTGTGTTACCAACTCTTCCACTTAATATCGTATCACCTTGTTTTGGATTTAAAAATTTAATTTTTTCATTTATACCATACTCTCCGGTATTTTTTTTTGGTTTTGTCGCTGTGGTTTTTGGTGCTGCTGTGTTTTTTCTATAAGCTAACCCAGTCATATCATCACCTGCCTCTATAATATTATCTTCAGGCAATGTTGCAGCATATGTTATATAATCTCTCCTATAATTTGAATATGGTGTTTTTGAATATGGCAACCAAAATGTAAGACCATGTAGTTTTAATATAACTACAGTTTCTCCTTTAATTGGAAATGTAAAATTATTTTTATCAAATGGATGTGCAATATCGCTTATTCCAATTGTATCTTCAAAATCATAAGTTATTGCACCATATTTTCTAGAGTCGTAGTCTGCAAATTTATCATTTCCATTGTATATAGATACATTATCTTGACTTGCAGTATCATCTCTATCTATTGGTTCAAATGGAGTACCGGTTGGATATACTTTATCAACTGTAGCTAAAAATGATTCTATATTCGTCATTACAATTTAGTTTTTATTTCTTCAATTTCTATTTCTAAATCACCCATTTTTTCTTTTGTCTTTTCTTCTACCGCATTGATGGTATCTTCCATATCTTGTAGTAATTGCGTTTTTTCATGTTCACTTAACCAACCATCTTCACCAATACCTTTCGCTTCTGCAGCTGCAAGTCTTTGTGCAATAGTTGCAAGTTTAATTAAGTGGTCATCGTTTTTAACCGATACCTCAATTAAATCTTTTATAATAGGTGCAATAACCGTTGCTTCACCCACATTACGAATAAGTTTTCTTAACGATTCAATTAACTCAGAAATGTTTTTCTTTTTGTTTTGTTGATTTTCGTATATATCTTTAAATAATGATGATAAATTCTTACCATCAAATAATTGAAATTCGTTTGACATTATATTATGTTGTTCTTTACTATATAATTATAAAGTTCCTGACTTATCAGTTGGTATCCAGCTTCGTTGGGGTGTTGTGCAACTTTCATTGGGTTTGGAATTTTCTTTTCCCAAACATCTTCACCTTTAAAGTTTTTCATTAACCATAATTCCAAAGATTCGTTTGCAAACCCCCAATATGTTGATTTATTAATTAAATAAGTGTTATCATCCTTTTTATCCAAATTTTGAATCATTAAATCAAATGCATCACACATAATATATTTTACACCATATTCATTTAACATATGTTGTAAATAAATTATATAGTTTTGATTTATTATGTTATAATAATTTTGTGTAAATAAATTTCCTAAAAAGAATTTTTTATACTCAGCCAAAAAATTATTAAACTTTTCATCTCCATATGTGTATGATTCTGTAAACTTATGTGGCAAGGCTGCTAATTCCATTTGTCCCCAACTTATCCATTCACCTTTTGGTAAAAATGGAACATAATCTCTTAACGATGAACTCCACATGATAACAACAAAATCATCTTTATGAATTTTACCATTTCTTAAATCATTTATAACCTCATTAAAAATAACATTATTTGCTTTACCACTCCATCCATTATTTACAGGTTCTAATCCTAATTTATTGGCAAGAGTGTTTACCCAACTACTTTCATTTCTAAATAGTTGTAATTGTTTTCTGTCTTTAAATGATTGTTCTATCGGCCAGTTGGTTCCTTCTCCTTCTGTCCAACTATCTCCAAATGCGTGTAGTTTCATTATTTGCTGATTAAAAATTTACCTAATACTAAATAATCCATGTCACAATTATGAAATGTCCAAATTGCTTTTTGTGGGTCATTTGTCATTGTGTGGTCTTTTAAGTTAAACGATGTATTCAATAGAATGGGTGTTCCTGTTAGTTTCTCAAACTCCTTTAATAAGTCATAGTAAAGTGGGTTATCCTCTCTTTTAAGTGTCTGTATCCTTGCAGAATTGTCAACATGCGTTACTGACGGAATGTTTACATCCTTTTTAACTTTGACAACCTGATTCATATAAGGAACATCTTCTTCTGATAGGAAATACTTTTGATAATCTTCAATTGTAACCGATGGAGCAAATGGTCTAAACATTTCTCTCTTTTTGACAACCTTATTAATTCTATCTCTAATGTCGGACAAATGTGGATTACCTAATATAGAACGATTACCCAATGCTCTTGCACCAAATTCAGTTCTACCTTGAAACCATCCTACAATATTACCTTCATTGATTAACTTTGCAACTTCTTTACATAATACATCATCGGTATCATACATTACAACCTTACTTCTATGATTTTGTAATATAATTTTAAGTAATTCAGGACTACTCCACTCCTCACCCAAATATGGTGATTGGTTATCCCCACCTTTTACTTTGGGATTACCAAATGTTTGATGATAATGATATAAACATGCACCAATTGCAGAACCACTATCTGATGGAGCAAATGGAATGAATACATTTTTAATTGCAGTGAATTGTTTAATTTTACCATTAGCAGTTCCATTATATGCACAACCACCACCTAATACTAAATTCTCACATTCCCAAGTATTTGTAATTCTATTGATAATAAAGTATAATGCACTTTCATACCACCTTTGTAATGAAGCAGCTAAGTCTTTATGATGTTGTTCAATTGGTTCATCTTTAAAACGTGGAGGGAATCCAATTAAATTAATTAACTTATCATTAAACATATCGTTATCCGATGTATGCCATGTAAAGTAAGACATATCCATCTTTACAATGTCTATTTCACCACCGGTAGTAACAACTTTATCAAATATGTTATTATATTTTTGATTATCCCCATATGGTGCCAATCCCATTACTTTGTATTCACCTTCGTTTGGTTTAAATCCTAAATAAGCAGTAAATGCTGAGTA